CTTTTTGTAATGCTGTGAGATATCTCACTTTATCTAAAGGTAAACCACGAAATGATAATAGATTTTGTGCATTCCATTTACCATCAAACTTGTTTGTAAAATCTTCTAAAGGAATGCTGCCATCAATATATCCAGCTATTACATCGTGTAAAATATTACCAGCTTTACCATAACTTTGATTAACAGTATCTGATGCAGAGGACTTTATCAAATACTGATAATAGAATTGAAGCTGTGATTGTTTATATGTATTAAGAGCTGAATAGCTTAGATTGAATTTTTGTAATATATCTGTCATTTATATTCCTCCAACACTTTCATGAATTTCACCATCAGGTGATACTGATATATAATAATTTAATCTGTGTCCTGGGTATGGACCATTAGATAAGACACATTTATTTTTTTGTAATGTTTTATTAACTATATATTTTGGTTCTCCTTCTTTATTTCGCCTATTGTGTAATTGTAAATGATATGTACATAGTGTTTTTCCCTTTAAACGTTTTTTATTACATCCACTTGCTTTACAAACTCCAAAACAATGTTTGATATTTTTATCTTGTCTTAATAATTCAACAGAAAGTTGATGCTTATTTTTCTTAACATCTTCTTGAAATGCTTGTAATAGATTGTTTGCATCCCAATGTCTGCCTTGAGCTTTAAGCTCAGTTATTAGGTCAATATTTATTTCTTGTATTTCGTATTCCATTTTGTTAAAAGGTCTAGAGTTGGAATCGAACCAACTCTAAACATGGTGCCCCCGTCTGAATCTCTTCAGTTTCAACACCAAACATATATGAGTTTTACGTCACATATACATTTTGTTTTCAAAGCTAACCGACAAGCTTCCTTCAGCCAGATTCGAACTGGCATTCATAGTTCGACATACTATGGTGATACCAAATTACACCATAAAGGTTGGAAGTCTCAGACTTCCGAAGGTCGGTTAAATAATATTGAAAACAGCTGCACATGGCATTCTTGTTTTTCATGCTGCTCCAGGGGCATAATTAAAAAAATAAAAAAATTACTGTTCTTTGCTCACTTCTTTCAAGTCATTAATACCTCTATCGATTTCTGTAATTGTTGCTACTTTAGCATCAATTTTTTTCTTTGATGTTTCTTGGTATCTTTTAAGGTCAGTATCAGCTTCATTAAGAGCTGCAACTTGTTTCTTTTTCCAATCTTGAAACTCAGCTTCATAACCTTTTTCAGCTTCCGCAATATCAGTTTCTATCTGTATTTTCTGTCTATTGAAATCTTGCGTTAGTAATTTCAACTGAACCTGTTTTTCTCTTTTCCAGTCTGCATGCACACGTTTATAATTTGCTGTCTTATCTTCTACTTGTCTCTTAACTTCTGTAATCTTTTTCTCAGATTCATAAACGTATGTATCTACTTCTTTCTCTATATTTGTAAGCTTCTCTTTCTCATTTATCTTACGGTTATTAAGTTGCTCCATAATACCATATCTACTTGTTATACCCATATCTTGAGCAAGTTTCATATTTTCATCATTTAAATCTGCTTTAACCATCTTGAAAAGTGTTAAGTTTTCAGTAGCCCATTCTATTGCTTCTGGACATTTTGGGCACATAGTTGTTGTAAATAATATAATTTCTTCTTTCATATTATTTTCAACTCCTTTAGTAATACATTTATATCAATTAAAGCATTTCCTTTGCCATCACTTATCCAAGGTAGTTTCTTGATAGCATCCGTAACTTTCTGTTCATCAGACAAATATTTTTGTTCTCGTTTATTTTTTTCTTTCTCAATACATTTATAGCATATTGAATGAAAATTTTCACCATCAAAATATTCTATACCTTCTCCATAAACTCCACACAAATCACAATAGTCTTCATAATCTTTTATTTTAGTTTCTGGCATCTTTCTTATTTCATCCAGCGTTTGTATACCTTCTTTCTTAATTGTCATAGTCCCAACTCTTTTTCAAATTCATCTGCTGCATATTGGTCTATCTCTGATGAATAAAAACGGAATTTATCCCATGCTTCCTTAACCTTCTGCTTATCAAAACATAATAATTGTAATCTTTTCTGTATGGTTTTAATACAATATTCATCACATACCCATCTTTCAACCTCATCATTAAAACTTGGAAACTCTTCTTCAAATGTCATAAGTCCTAACTCCTCTAAAAAATCAGTCACTATAATAAGTTTATTTGGTTCGTGTTGTGTTACTTTGTAAATTGTTTCAATTATTCTTTGATTATCACGACAATACTTCTTAATATCTGCTTCATGATAGCCTTCATTTCCTCCGTTAAATTTTTTAATTAAAAAATAAAAAGGAGTAATTACTCCTTAATAAATTCTCCTACTACATTCTTGTTCACGGCTGGACTGCCAGGGAACTGGAATGATTTTGCTGCTATCTTTGCTTTTACTCCACTGTTCAAGAAAGTATAGAAAGTTCTTGGGCTTAGTTCTTCAGGTTTTACATCGAGATGTTTAGCTACGGTTTCCCATAACGTTGCAACTTGACTCTTACCATTTGGATACCAGAAACTAACTTCTGATAAGCTGCCATCTTTCTGAACAAACTGTCTTGCACCACTTAGATACTCTCTGTGGTAGATGTCATCTGCATTCTTTGCATCGTATGTTATGATTACTGTGCATGCACAATATTCGATGCTCTTGTTATTCATTGCTGTCTGACGTTCTGTTTTGTCATCTGCTTTGAATAGCTGGAATGATTTGACTTTCAAAGTCTGTCCGTTCAAGTCTTCTCTAACGTATTTCTGCTTTTCTCCAACAGCTACATCACTAAGTTCATTCATATCTATTTCTGTTGGTGTAGAAATTGCTGCAGGCTTAGGTGCTTCGGCCTTGTCCTGAATTACTCCCTCTTTCTCTAGTTTCTCAAAGGTGTTTTGGTTTTCTGTCATTTTGGTATTTCCTCGTATTATGTATTCAAACGACACATAATAATTATTTTAAATTGCCATAGTATTTAAATATTATTGTAATATATAACAATATATTACGATATATTTTTCTCTCTTAGCATAACCCATTTTTTCTTAAAGGTGCTCTCGCTGTAGTCTTTACTTCCACACGCTGGACAGTTATCTAGTATCTTATGAAAATTTAGTATTTCAATATAACCGCAATGTTTGCATACAAATTTCTTTTCTGTAGTTATCATCGTTTCTGTCTCCAAAATGGCGTGATTGTATCAGCATCTATATTTGTTGTATGCAATTTATCAGGCATTTGATTATCTTCCTCACATTCAAATCTCTGCTCCATCCAGGCATAAGCTGCATCAGTCTTCATACCTTTAGCTTCTAGTTTCTTCATGATAGCCTGCCAGTGTTCAGACGTTATCTTTTTCATTCTAATTCAAAAAATTCATTGATTTCTTTATTTACTTCACTAAATATTTCTCTGATATAGTAATCATTCTTTGAAAATGATTTATTTTGTACTTCTTCTAATGGATAACCTTTCTTTGGTTCGCCACAGTGTCTGGCTCTTGGACCATTACCTCTAGCAAATTCCATTCCTATAGCACCATGTCTATGTTTTTCACCACAAAAAGGACATGGTTCTATAAATTCTAAAAGTCTCCATGTTTCTTTATCTCTTTTTACATTTATGATAAGCATTTCATAATCTTTATCAGTTACTGTGTTCATTTCTTTCCCTCAAATATTTTTTTATATATTTCATTTTTAAATTTTGTATAATACCATCTTAATTCATAACCCGTTGCTATTCTTTTACGTTCAACAGGTGTGCCATGGTTACCAAGTATCTTTCTAAAATTCAAATCACTTTCAACTTTCAATTTACTTGTACTAGCTATACAATATTTTCTATAAAAACAATACATATCATCATTGGTTACATATTCATCGCCGTCGTTTATAAATTCTATACAATCTTGCATAAATGCTATTGCTGATGATTCACGTTTCTGCATCATCATTTTTGTTTCATCGTATGATTTATCATATGAAAAATCTTCATTCTTTAATATTCTATGTAAACCTTCTAATGCCCAGTTAAGTACACCACTAAGTTCTTCATCTGATGTAAGTTTTTTTGTCATTTTAGTATCAGCAAGACGATGATTATCTTCTAATGTATTATTTGCTTTTCTTCTTTCATAATCATTCTTAGGTAAAAATGCTACAGGAAAATCGATATATATCCATCTTCGCCAAAAGCCATCAGTGTTTTCATCTATATATGGTAATGTATTTACTGCAAATATCATCTTTGCATAATTTTTAAAATGTATAGGCTCTAAAAATTTACGTTGTGCTGTGACTAAATCTTCTCCTGTTAATTCTCTAAAGGTTGATGTACTTTTTAATTCTGTTTTACCAAGGTCTGCACCAAGATTAGCAAGTTTCTTATGTAGTGCAGATTTAATAAATTTGTCTTGTTCAAAGGCATGCAATGAGATGTTTGTTACATTGTTTATACCTATTACACATTTCATCTGGTCGATTGTTTTTCCTTTGCCATTTCCACCATCGCCAGAGAATAAGATAGCTCTTTGAATATTATAATCTCTATAAAGAAGATAACCATATATTTCTTGCATAAGAATGATATCATCATGCTTTAAGATGGTATTGAAGTGCTTCTTTGTTATCTCGCAGGTTGCCTCAGAATTATACGACACAGGAAGTTTACTAAAGAATTTATATTTTTCTGAGAAAGGTTCAAGAGTGTTTGTTTGTATATTTAAGATGCCGTTTTGAACACATATATATTTTATATCTTCCTCTTGAAAGAAGACATCTATATCTTCATATGTTTCTTTTCTAATGAAATCAACTATCTTATTAACAATATTTATATCATAATTGCTTTTTAAAATAACACTTACCATTTCTTGTATATATGTTATTGCTTGAGGGATATAGATGCCATTACGATATATCCACATCTCAAGAATCTTATCATTACGGATTGAGACGATGATGTTCTCATCCATTATTTTTTTAGCTATCTCAGGTATGATTTGTTTTCTGGTTTCGCCTACTAAAGCTGGCCGTGTATCAAAAACATATGATTCAGCCTTTTTGAATGTATAATCTTTGTAAGCTTGCGGCGACTCTTTCCATTTACTAAAGCTTTTCATATGATTGTAGATATAGTCTTTCTTTCTGCCTGAGAACAAAAGCTTAATAATTTCCTTATACTCTGCAGCACTTCTTGATGTGTCTTTCTTCTTAGGTTCTTCAATATTTTCTACAATATCAGTAAATTCTACAGCATTTTCGTTATAATAAGCATCTACATCATATGATAGATAGCATGCTCTACTTATATCTGTTGTAGATGAATCAATTGATGAGATGTCAATCTCATATTTTTTATGAAGATAGTTGTATATTGTAAATACTCTATCTTTGTATTTGCCAACATCTTTAGGGATAGAAAATATAAGTTTAAGACCAGCGCCAGAAGGTGAGATGAACATTAGCTTTATATATGGGTCAACTTTAAGTTTCTCTTTTAATTCTATGATATTATCAATATAATCTACATCTATAGTAGTATATCCAGACATTTCTATAAGTGCATTGTTTCTTCTTTCTTTAAATATACCTGCTGTAGTGATATATGAGAGATGTTTTTTTATCTTATTTCGCTCTTTCTTGAGCTCTTTTATATCATCATTTTTGATATTTTGTATCTTTTCACAGATGTTTTTGAACTCTTCTGATACAATTTTGTTAAAAACAAAGAATAAATCGGCTTCTCCATCGGGTATTATTTTAGTAATTCCACCATAAAATATGCTAAATTTGCTCATTTTTACATTTCCTCTCTATTTTTTATAAAAATATATTTTCACAATTTTGGTTTTTGCTCGAATATTAATAGATAATTTTTCAAAAGTATATAAATATATTTATTATTCAAAGTATGTTATCAAAGATATAGGAAAACGTTTGAATACAAAGTGTAACGATTACTACTAAATCCTTACTTTCTATATTCTGTAAGAAAACAACTTAAAAAAAAATAATAAATAAAAAAAAGGTAAAAGGGGTATTATATACGGAATAGGAAAAGTCAAATTTAGTGGTAATTGTGGTATTTGTGATATAGCTCCTTAATAATAAATATATTTAAATATATGCTCATTATTTATTTATTTATTATGGAAGAAGATGAAAGGAAGACAGCAATAACAGTATCATGTTCAATTAAATATATTAAGAAAATGAGAGAGTTGGGGTTGTCGCCATCAAAGATATTTGATGCTGGATTAGAAGCTAAAGGGGTGAAAGATGATATATGAAATAATATCTATAGTGTCATTTATTATTGGAATAGTAGGTGGTGTGATTATCATGGGATATTTGATGGAAGTAAAACAATTAAAGTATTTAGAGAAATTACAGAATGAATATACTATAATTGATAATGAAACAAAAATACCAGTAAGGATAATATGAGGTGAATCAGATGGAAAGCTATAAAGGAGATATGAGATTGGGTAAACAATACAAATGGGAAGACATTGAAGTAAATGAAGTTTTTGCTATTGAAGGGTGTTGGACCGTTTTATGTAAAACAAGCTCAATGTCTGCAATGTTTTTAGCTACAGATTGGAATCATTCTGGTTATTGTGATAGTATGGAACATAGGGATGCAGATGTAGGAAAGAAGCTACTTATTAGTATAGACAGAGGAGAGTTTATACCAAAAAAGTCTCCTTTTTATCCACTCTATGCTATATATCCACACGCCTTTTACAGATTACCTGAAGAAGTTCAAGCACATTGGAGGACAGAATAAATGGGAACGAAGGACCTTATTCCGCTCAATACACGGTCAATTGCAGAGCAACGAGCAATTCAAAGCAAGGGAGGAAAGACAGTAACAGACAAGCAAAGATATAAAGCAAAGCTTATTGCAATCAAGAAACGAGTAAAGAAAGGACAGCTTAGAACATTAGATGCTGATTGGTTATTAACAAGAGTAGAGAATAATAAAGATATGGGTCTTGATATAATGGATTGGATTGACCAGATACGAAAAGAGACTGATATTAATAAGCAGACAGGATTGCTGGCTGTATATAATCAGATTTATAAATCTATTCATGGTCAGAAGATACAATTAGATGTCAAGGTCCATCATGTGATAGAAGACATTGATGTTTTCTTTGATAAGAAGGCAAAGGTTATTGATGTTGAAGCTGTTGAGGTAAATGAAGGAGGGAATGAGAATGAGTGAAGGAACAATAGCTGGTATAGGAGCAGTATTAATTGTATGTGCTGTTGTAGTATTAGGTATGGTGTGGATATATTCAGATTCGCATGAGTCTATTAATGTTTATGCTTTGGATAATGTTTGTCGGCATTATACAGGGAATGAGACAGCGGTATATTATGAAGAGTTTGGTCATCAAGATAGTTTTGTTTGTGAATCAGGAAACATGCTTTATATTATAGGTGGTGGTAAGTGACCAATAAACTATGTCCTTATAGGAAACAATGCGACCAGTATGATGGTGGCAGGACGTGTATCATGAAGATAGATTGTGGGCTTAGAGATAATTTTAAACAAGACGATGAAGAGCTTGAATGGCCAGAGGAGGAATGAGAAATGACTGAATTTGAAACATTTATAATTTCTGATGGAAGAAACAGTATAGAAGGTTTTATTGGAGAGATTAAATTGAAAAAGAAAGTTGTAGACATGCTTAAACAGACAAGTTTAACTCTATCTGCAGCTATTAATGGGAAGAAAGAGATTGTTGGTTTGTTTTTAAGTCCAATTCCTATTCGTAAGGAGGAATGATGAAATTAATTAACTTCACAGCAGTTGAGATACTGCCTGCATTATTGGATAAGAGCAAGACACAGACTATCAGGAAAGCATGGGGGGATAAACTGACTTGTTTTTGGTGTCAAAAGAAATTCAAAGATTTGATTAAGCATACAAAAAAACAACATCCTAAACTTAATGCAAGAAGTTATGATACATTAGAAAGACCTGCCAAGTTCAAGGTAGGAGAGAAAGTACAGATAATGTGGACAGGTGATATGACTTATTTAAATAAACTTATGTCTTGTCCAAGAGAATATATTGTTGGGGATTTAAAGAAGTTTTCTTTTGGCACTGTAGAGATAACAGAAGTGTTCCAGATTGAGATGAATAAGATTACTGAGTTCTGTGAAGATAAATTCTTTATTAGAGGAAAACATATAGATTCAAAAGCATTAGCAAAGAAAGATGGCTTCAAATCAGCAGAAGAAATGTTCAAGTGGTTTGATAAGAAATATGATTTAAGCACACCCAAGAAATTCTGGGTGTATAGATGGAAGTGGATATGAAGAGGTGAAAAATGAAAATAACGAAATCTAAAACAGTCAGAGCAGGTGACCTTATTTCATTGAAGAACAATAAAATCTGTAAAGTAAGAAAGAACACTAAGAAAGGACCAGATGGTATTTACTTTTCTCCTGCTGCTGAAACAAGATTAGATATGAATGGAAAGATTCAGAAGGTTTATATTCCTGAACATATTAAGTTGGAAGGAATGGTAATATTGAGAATATAGGAGGGAACAAAGAATGGCAAAAACAAAACCAGTAGGCATGAAGCTTCAACTTGGGACTGCGATATTAGAAACATTGTTTGCAATACCAGTTATAGGAGCAGTAATCATTGTCGGTGGATATTGGATTCCAATGTTAATAGGGCTTGTTGCTCATATAGTAACATTGGTATTAACAACACAGACAGGTGGTAGAAAGTTAGGTCCTATCATGGGAATAGTAGCATGCACAGTAGGAATCATTCCATTTGTAGGATGGGTCTTACATGTATTAGCAGCTATCTTCAATTGGATAGGAGCATTTAAGGAGGAGTGAAAACTCCTTTATTTTTTTCACCACGAAACAGCACTAAACAAATATGAACGGAGGAAAGAATGGTACATAATTGGATAAATGAGAATAAGAAGTATGGATTTTATATGCTTGGTTTTTTTGATAAAAAAAGAAAGTCTGGTATATCATTTCAGATAGAAAAACCCTTTGAAATTGATAATATCGCTGGTGAAGTATCTGCAAGGTGTTTTCATAGTTATCCTCGAAATATGTTTCCAAAAGAATGGTTCTTTATTGAAGGATATAGAACTAAGGAAGTTAATACAAATAAAGAATTACAAGAGCTTATTGATGAGATTTGGGAAGAATGGTGTAAAAAGCATAATAGAAAATATAAACCAATATTTAAGATGCAGAGTTGTACGGATAGGTGAAGCAAATGAAAAAGATATATATGGTTAATACAGAAGGATATTGCACTCAAGAGAAGTTATATTGGGATTTTATTAAGTCTATGAATCTTGATAAAGAGTATAAGTTATGGCATACTGCTATTGTTGAGAAAAGTATTGAAGTACATGATTGAATGAAACAACGCACGGAGAATGAAGATGGAAAAGAAAAGAAAATTTAAGAACTGTAATTGTTCAGATGAAGAACATGAAAGACTTAGTAGACTTTCACCAGAAGAACAAGAAATAGAATCAATTTCAAGAGGATGTGAATTAATAGAAGATGATGATGATTGAGAAAGAACTTACACAAAATGATGGATAAATGAAGGTGGAATGAAGTGGATAAAAAGGAAATAATAATTAATGAAGGAAGTGTAAAAGGACATTTGTTTAAATGTATAGAATGTAACATTAATTTTACAAGTGCAAAGAATAAAATATGCCCTTTGTGTGAAGCAAGGATAAAAGGGGATAAAAAAGCTATTAAGGAATGGAAAAAAATACTTGCATAGTTTGATGGATGGATAAATGAACGGAGGAAATAAAATGGGGAGTGATAGTTTATAAAGGACACAAAAGATACCCTTTATAAATGAAATAAAAAAATTTAAATACCATCAATAAAAATATAGATAAATTGAGGCATTTTTGCCCAGATTAGTAAAAAAATAGCAAATGGTGAATAACTATGAGCATGAAAAAGATACTCACGACTGCAGCGTGTGTGTTAATTCTAGTTCTAACTTTATTCTGTGTGGGATGTAATCCTAAGTATACAGATGAATCGGTTAGTACTTTAATTAATGATAACGTTGCGGAAGTAGTAGCAGAAAATGATGTTGTAGTTGCCAACCTGAATACTAATATAGCGGACCTTAATGGTAAGCTTGAAGATGCAGGAACATCTCTTGAAGACGCACAGGCAATAGCAACACAAGCAATAGCTGATTTAGAATCAGCTAAGGACACAGAGATAGATACCTTAAATAGCAAGTTATCTGAACTGGAGGCTGCACTTTTAGCAATAGAAGATGAGGCTAAAGCAACTGAAGCGAAGTTGGAATTAGAATACACCAAGGATGAACTTAATTTAGATAATGCATATAACTATGTGATATCTGATAGAGACTTAAAAAGTTTGTTTGATGGTGAGATAGATTTCGACGATGACGACTATGACGCAGAAGAAGTTATTGAGGCAACAGCAACCGTTACAATAAACGAAGCAGATTATGAAGATAATGTATACATGACCCTTGCAGAAGGCGATATATCTTACAGATTAATCTTTGAGAATGACCTTGATACAAGCAAGATTGACCTTGACGAAACTCTTGAATTTAGTTTTTTAGGAGAAACAGTTGAAGTAATCGATTGGGACAATGATAAAATAACCTTTTTCAAAGGCACAGAATATCTTATCTACGAAGGCGAGACAATCGTTGTTGATGATAAGACTGTAACAGTTGAAGCAATAGGTGAAGAAAAAATCTTTGTTAAAGTTACTTGCGATGGCGTTTCAGAAAGTTCAATGATTGAGCAAGACGAGACAGATGAACTTTGCGACATAGAAATCAGAGCAAAAGACGTTTTCAGCGATGAAGACATTACAGATTTTGTTACTATAGAGATTGGTAACGATGTCAATAATGAAGTTGAAGACGGTGATGAATACGAAGAAGATTCAATTTGGGAATGGTCAATAGATGCAAATTCAATAGGCTTAGTATTAGCTGAAGATTTTGATGAAGTTGATGAAGACGAAGATTACCAAGCTATAACAGCAGGTGATTCAGTATGTCTACCAAATGATTATGTTTGTGTAAGATTTGATGGTGTATCAGAAGAAGATTCAGAGGATTATTTCTTTGAGGAAGACAACGATTATGCAATTGAATTAACAGGCGAAATCATAAGCGGATTGAATGATTACGATAGAGTATTCATTGATGGTACAGGTTTTTACGACGAAGACGATGACCTTATAGATGCAGCTTCAGTAACATTAGGCGATAGTGGATTAGTTCTTAATATTGTAGGCAGTGGATTAACTGTTGGTGATATAAAGATTAATGCAGCATTATCTGATGTTGAGGTAGACGGTGTTTCAATAGCAAACGAGGATGATAACTTCATCACAGCGTATGGTATTGTAATCGAAAACCCTGAAGACAGTCTTGAGGACAACGAAGTAAGTCTGATAGTACCAGAAGAAGCTTTGGAAGCAAGTATAACTTTTGTTGGATTGGCATAAGCTTTTCCTTTTTTTATTTTTTTTAATTTTTATTATACAGCTATAATGAGGCCAGGACACAGGTTCGATTCCTGTCGGCTCCTAGAGCTGTAGTGTAGTGGTTATCATCTGGCCGCGCTTTTTAAAGGTGATATAAATGACAGATAAACCGACTAAGAATTGTTTTAAGTGTAGAAAAATATGTTATGGATATTTATGCAACGTTTGTAGTCGGTAGCTCGCATGGTTCAAGAGGTAGTATAGGAAGAGCAATATCACGAAGAAAGAAAAAAATTATTTAAACTACAAGTTAGTAACTTGGATAACGTCATTGGGCAGACTGTAGAAGGTATTAACTATACCAGCCCTTATTTAAATTCGAGGAATCTCATCCTCGACACAGTTTACCTTCGCCCTGTATGGTTTTTTACATTTCCAGCACCTCATAAATCAAAAGAATGGAAATGTTTTTTACGTGCAGGGCACCCTTTTTAAAATAATAGTTAAGTCATCACTTGACAAGATTGCCAGGTACGGTATTTAGGTTGAGGCGAGGTTAAACTCCCTCAACCTTTTATTTAAAATGGAAGTAGAATATAGAGGATGTGTGTTAAATCAAGACAAGCTATTTCAGAGAATAGGCTATCAACCACATCCTACACAAAAAGTTATACATGATTCTAATGCAAGATTTAAATTTCTTGCTTGTGGCAGAAGATGGGGTAAGAGCCTAGGAGCTGCGCATGAAATAATTAAAGCTGCTATGGTTCCAAACCAGATGTTATGGGTTGTTGCTCCTACATATGAACTGTCTAAAAAAGTCTTCAGAGAAATCTATAAGGTTTTTACAAGAAAGTTTCCATATTGGATAGAGACTAAAAGCGAATCTAGGTTGCATATTAAACTTCTTAATGGCACTGAGATTGTAGGCAAATCAGCAGATAATCCAGATTCTTTGATAGGAGAAGGTGTTACTGGTATGGTCATTGATGAAGCTGCTCGTATTAAGAAATCAGTATGGGAAGAATGTCTTAGACCTACATTATCTGATAAACTTGGTTGGTGCATAGCGATTTCAACACCACGTGGTAGGAATTGGTTCTTTGAAGGATATTTAAGAGGACAAGACCCTTTAGTAAAGAATTATGCATCATGGTCATTCAAATCTATTGATAATCCATATTTCCCTGACGAAGAGGAAGAAGAGGCAAGAAGAACAACAACACAACGTGCATTTGAACAGGAATATCTAGCAAAATTCCTTACAGATGCAGGTGGAGTCTTTAGAGGTGTAAGAAAATGTATTAAAGAAGAGTTTAGAGACACCGAGGGCTCACTTAGGTATGTTATAGGCGTGGATTTAGCAAAATATACGGATTACACAGTCATAATAGTTATTGACCTTAGAGATAACCAGGTTGTGTTCTTTGATAGGTTTAATCAGATAGATTGGAGTTTACAGAAGAAACGTATCATAGAAGTAGCTAGAACTTATAACAATGCACAAATTGAGATTGATGCTACTGGTATTGGTGATGCTATCTTAGAAGACCTTAGAGCAGAAGGACTTAATATTGCTGGCCATGTATTTAATAATAAGAGCAAAAACGACCTTATTGATAATCTTTCAATCATGATAGAAAAGCAAGAAGTTCATTATCCTGATATACCAGATTTAATAAATGAACTGCAGATATATGAATATGAAATAACAAAAGCTGGTAATACAAAACTGAATGCTCCAGAGGGATATCATGACGATTGTGTTATTGCATTGGCTCTTGCTTGTTCTAATCTTGCTAGTTTTAAAACCAATACTAGCTTCGCAATAGCATAATTATATAATTAACATAAAAAGATTTAAATATAAGTAAAAATATATTTTTCTATAATTCATTTTTGCAATCATGAGAATTCCATTCACCGAAAAGTTAGATAATTCAATCAGTATAGGAATTGGCGGAGTGCCAACTAATTATAAAGAGGCATCTAAAGGTAAGGTTCCAAAGAATACTGTAAAATTTCCTTCTGAGTTAGGCGAAGCACATTTATTTGATTTAGCTATTGCCGATGATTTGTATAAGAATTTCGGTTTAGTTACAGCAGTAATCGATAAATATGTAGATTTTATCATAGGTCCTGGTCATTTTATTAAAATTGATGAGAATGATGAATTAGCAAAAAAGGCTAAAGTTATTCTAGATGATTGGGAGAATGATATTGGAGCTGATAGTTTGTTAAGAGCATGGACTAAAGAAGCTCTTAAAAAAGGTCAAGGTTATATGGAAATTGCTGGCATAGGCGGTGGCATAGAACGTGCAAAGATTCTTGATGCAAAGTATATGTATAAAAAGATTAATGACGAAGGCGAAGTTGAAGAATATAATCAATATGCAGGAGCTTTTGACAAAATAGATAAAACTAAGATTATTCCAATTGAACCAGAAGATATTGCAGAGATTTCTTTTAATAAGACAGGCAATGATGCATATGGCATAGGTATTATATATCCAACAGTAAAAATAATTGATAGTTTTTTAGGAAACAGAAAAGAACGTGATATATTGCTTAAACGAAAAGCTAATTCTCCATATCATGTTAAATTAGGTAATGCTGAGAAAAGGATATTACCAAAAGATTCAGATGTAGAAGCATTTGGACAAAAATTAGAATGGCTTAATAATAAGCATGAATGGGTAACAGGACCCGATGTTGAAATAAAATCAATAGATTTTGGTAATCTTGGCGATAAATTTAATGCGTCAATAGAAAGTGATGAAGAGCTTTTATTCTATTCATATCAAGTTCCAGCAGTCTTAATGGGTAAGGGCAGTATTCCTGAAGGATTGGCTAAGGTTCAATTAAGAGCTTTCCAAATGAGAATAAACAGTTTCCAGGAAGAGATAAAAAAGGTTATGGAAACTCAAATATATAAAAGGATTCTTGAATCTCATGGATTTTCAGCTAAAGTAGAAGTTGTTTGGGGAATGCCAGATGATAGTGAGACTAACGACAGGATAGACAGGATAAAAGAAATAATGAAATCTCCTACAATTTCTATGACTGCTGCTGAGATGTTAGAAGCAGAAACTATGAAGTTATTAGAAATTGATATGGATGAATATAATAAAAGATTAGATGAAGAGAAAAAGAAAGATGAAGAAGAACGAAAAAAGATAGAAGCTCAAATGAATCAAATTGAAACAGAGGATGAGGAAGAAAAACTTAATCCTGAACGTGAGAAAGAAGAAACTGCGTCATTACCGAAAGTTCCAGGAGAAGAACGAGAACATTTGCATGAAGCATGTGATTTTAGTATATGTAATGAAGGAGCAGATTTTGATAAAGATTATAGTTTAAAAGAATGGTTAGGATTTGATTATCAATCTTTAAAAGATAATATAAAAAATGTTATTTCTACAGATAGATTTAAATTTTTACGAGCAATAACTAAGCAAGACCAGATGTTAGGATTGTTACGGGAAACCCAGATTAATAAACTTAGAGGAGTTCTACATGAAGCGTTTGATAAAGGAAAAAGTGTAAGATGGATAGAAGGTCAGATTAAGAATAAGGTTAAACCAGGAAGCAGATACAGAATAGCAAATAATGGTAAGGTAGTTAAATCTGTTAGTGATAGATTACGACCGATATTGATAGCAAGGACAGAAACAACGAGGGTGGCATCAGAAGGAACTCTTAATAGTTATAAAGAGAAAGATGTAGAAAAAGTAAGATGGTTATCAAGTGGTGGTGAGAGAACATGTCCTGAGTGTGATGATATGAATGGTCAGATTATGACTTTAGATGAAGCAAGTGGTATGATACCATTACATGCAATGTGCAGATGTTTTATTGATTTCCAAACACCTGTTTATACAAGCAAAGGATGGGAACAAATAGGAAAAATAAAAAAAGGAGATTTAGTATTAACTCATAGAGGAAAATTTAAATTAGTAACAGATATAATGCCAAGAATAAGATATCACGATAAAATAATTTCAATAGAAACAGAAAAATATAATATGGTAAAAGGTGCAAAAAGGAAAGGTATAAAATTATCTACTACTCCAGAGCATTCACATTATATACAAGGGAAAGGATGGGTAAGAGCAGATAAGATTGAAATAGGTGATAATTTGGTTGTTCTTGGAAAGAAATGTATTGAATGTGGAAATTTATTTCCTCATATGGTTCATTATGAAAATAGTAATTTTTGTTCAAGTAAGTGTGCAAATAGATATACAGCAAATATTCAATTTAAAGATAAATATCAGCATGAAATAAGAAGTATTAAAGCTACTCAACAAATGCAACGAGAATATGCTGATGGAACAAGAGATAGGTTTGAAATTGTAAAAAAAGCACAAGAAAAAAGTAAAGAATTATGGGATGAAGGTATTCATCCATTGATAGATTGGCATAAAAGTAATGATATTTGGAATAAAGGTAAAACTAAATATGATAATGAAAGTTTAGCTAAATTATCAAATGATAGAATTGGTAAAGGAAATCCTATGCATAAATCAAAGCATGATAAAGAATATTGGGAAAAAGTTTCACAAAGACAAAAACAATATTGGAGAGAGAATCCAGAGAAACATCCTAATCGAAAAATGCCAAATGTATCAATTCCTCAACGTAAGATGTTTGAACATTTAAAATTATATTATCCAGATGCTGAATTAGAATATTCTGTAAAAACTAATAAATCTGTTAGATTTATAGATGTTGCAATACCATCATTAAAGATAGGATGTGAATATGATGGTGAATATTGGCATAAAAATAGAGAAAAAGAAGATTTGCAACGAGATAAAGAATTAGCAGAAGTAGGATGGACTATATTACATTTCAATAAAAAAAATATTGAAAACAATTTAAAAGAATTTTGTTTAGTTGAAAAAAATCATACAAATCAATATGAGTTTATGACAATGAAAATTAAAAAAACAAATGAATGGTATCCAAAAAGAGGAAAAACATTATATAATTTTAGTGTAGCAGATGATGAAAGTTATATTGTAAAAGGCGCGGTTACTCATAATTGCACGTGGACACCAATTACAGAGTTGAGTAAACTATGAAAATAACACAAACAATACCAGATGCTTGGTTAGAAATACGATGTGATGATGTATGGTCATTTTAGGTCAAGAACCTTTAGGAAAACCTAAATGTGCAAGCCCTGGTTGTGAAAATGATGCACTTATCATGATAGGAAAGAATTTTTATTGTGGTGAATGTACAGTATTATTTAATGATGCAAGAGATAAAGCATTAGAAGAGGAAATGAAGAATGCCCGTAAAAATTTGCCCACGATGTAATCAGAGAATAGTGGTTGATGCTAATAATAGTGATGTTGTCCATGAATGTAATAGTGGTAATGATACACTTGACCAAGAAGATGTTTTAGTTATTGGAAATTGGACAGATTATACAGGAAGTGGCGTTTCAAAATCAAAATTGATGCATGCAGGATTAGGTAATAAGGCATTTGGAACAAGAGCAGGCATTCAAGGCGAAATTATAAAGGATAGAACTGACCGAGGCAATCCAAAAGATATATATCGGTCCAGGCAACATTTAGAATTTATAGAATTTGAAAATGGAAAATAAAAAAGAAGCAGTTGAAGTAACAGTAAATGAGTTACCTGATAATAAACCCCTTATTAACGAGATTATAGTAGAACTCAATACATTAGAAAGCACAACTGCAGATACAGCAACTCCATTCATCAACGGTATTTTAGATGCTGGAATAATATCTAGCAATCAAGAGGTTCATATCACAATAGGTTTAATAGACCAGCCTGATATAATAATATATGAAAAAGAAGATTTTAAAGGAACATATTATTTACCTTTCAGAATATCAAGCGTGAGCCATTCTGGAAACGAGTTCAATTTTGGTCCAGCATCATGGTGTTTGAACAATGCGTTGTTTGTTTCTATAATTGGCAGAAAAAATACAAATGTTAAGATTAAATTAAGATATAGGTGATAAAAAATGACATTTCCAACAGTATTAAAAGACAGAGAATATGCAAAGTTCGTATCAGTAGGAGTAAACGGTTCAGTAGCAATGTTAACTCAATCTGTAGATATAAAATCAGTAACATTAACAAACACATTTACAGCAGAAACGAGTGGTATTGCAGCATTTTCATCAGTCCCAATCAACGGTGAGATTTTACAAGTAGAAAAATCAGCATTCTGGCAAGGTGGAAGTTTAGCATTAGTTCCATCAGGATTAACAGGTCAAGAGGTTTGGAGAGTAAATGCATCAAGCGGAGCTGCAACTACAATATCATATCCAGCACATTTTAATCAAAGCACAACAGGTAGTATAGCAGGAGCGAGTAATGTTCCGTTCATAATAAACGATGTATTGAAATTAACAACTGGAAGTACAGCGAGTGGAGCATCACAGACTTTATCAGTAGTAGTAAAATACAGGTGATAATGCATGTCAGAACAAATCATGTCTGCATCAGGAGTACAATATGGTTTAATCATAAATTCTGATGGTTCTTTGAATATAAGTGGTACTGTCACAAGTAATATAGTTGGCAGTATCGTTATTGGCAGCGTAAGTTTAAATGTCGATACCACATATATCCAATCTGGCGCAGCATTGTTTGGTTACAATAATAACGAGATTATTAGAAAAGCATCAGGCAGTCCAGCAATAAATTATGTTTTCGGTGCTAAAGCAGAAGCTTTTATGATAGATAATTTAGGTAGTAGCCCTGTATATTATGCTTTAGATGCTACTGCAGACCCTTCATCGTCTGGCACAGGTTATTTAAGTGAGTATTCTTTCAGAAGCTTTGATGCACAAGTAGGAAGCGTTAGCATACAAGGCAGTGGAACCACAACTCCATCTGTCCAAGTGGTGAGGATAAATTAATGGCTAAGTTAGGCGGTGGAATAGGCGGAATAGGATTTCTCGATGGTCGTTACTATGTAAGAGAAAAATTAAATTCTGTAACTTCTCCATCTGGTGCATCATTAATAGGCATTGAAGATTCAGAAGCATATTTTACTGGAACTGAGGTTGAGACTGCTTTACAAGAAGTTGGTGATAAGTTTGATGCCATGAATGAGCCAACTGGGTTTCCTAATCGTAATGATAGTGTTATTACTTGGAGTGATAGTGGTCCAAATTATACACTTTCTATTGCACCTGATAGTACTAGTTTTTCTTTTTATCAAGATGGTTTAAAGTATACTAAATCAAGTACAGAGACACATCAAATTAGTGGAGCAGAAGGAATACATTATATTTATTATGATAATGGGAATCTTACAAGCACTGCTAATCCTACATTTGCAGAACAATTTGTTATTGTTACTATGAAAGTGTTAGTATCAATTGTTTACTGGGATGCAGCTAATAGTGAGGGAATTTATGTTGGTGAAGAAAGACACGGTATCACAATGGATGGAGATACTCATGCTAACTTACACTTTAGTGTCGGTCTTAAATGGTATACTGGAATAGCTTTAAATACTATTGATGCGGACCAAAATGGGTCTCTTAATGCTCACGCCCAATTTGGTGTAGATACTGGTAGTGTGGCTGATGAAGACCTTGGAATAATAACCGATGCAGTTACTTCAACTACAGGACTTCCTGTTTATTGGAGAAGCGGAGGAGATGGTGATTGGCGTAAAAATACAAATTCTGGGTATTCATTTTTAATAAGTGGAACAAGACCTAATTGGAATCAATTTATTGGTGATTCTTGGCAACAAACAGAAACAGGTGATAAAGATTTTATGTTAGTTCACGTTTTTGCTACTACTGAAAAGGATAATCCAATAATTGCTATTATGGGTCAAGCAGTATATGAAAAAAAGAAACAAGCAAGAGAGGGTGCAACTACAGAAGTTGGAAACTTATTACTTGGTAATTTGCCAGGACCAGAGATAACTCCTATTGCCTCAGTAATATTTGAATGTAAAGATAGTTATACTAATGATGTTAATGCAAGGATTGTAACTACTGACGAAGGTGAAGATTATGTTGATTGGAGGGAGTCTAATATTACTCGGACTGCAGCAGGCGGAGACCACGGTAGTCTTGGCGGGTTATCTGATGATGACCATAATCAATATCTATTGATAGATGGCACAAGGGCTATGACCGGCGATTTGGCTATGGGTGGCAATAGTATTACTGGTGTTACTAATTTATTTTTAACAGGTAATATTGAAGCAGATGGTTATATTGATGCTAAAGGTGGTATTTTAACAAATGGTCTTGCTTCTGATGCTGATATTTACACAACAGGAGTAGGAGATGATTTATGGTTAGGAACAGTTACACAAGGAAACTCCTTATTTCGAGCTTACGCAAATGGAAATCTTATTGCTGAAGGAATTACATCATTAGGCTCAGCAGCTCAATTAGAAGTAGATGCTGACGGTAATTTAACAACAATAGGAACAGCATTCTTAGGATTAATTGACTTAGGTACAAATACTATTGATGATGGAAGTTTAGTTGGTAATTGGGCAGTGACAGGAAATATTACTCCAGAAGCAGACGGTACAAGAGATTTAGGAACTCAAACAACTTATCAATGGGCTAATATATGGACCGATTTAATTAATGGTGGAACACTATCAGGTAATAATTCTGGTGATGATGTTAATAGCTATTTATTAGATACAACAGATACTTTTACTGGAACACTAACTATAACAGGCGATGCTGATATAACAGGAGAAGTAAACAATGATGAGTTCAAAAGATTTTCAATATTAATGGGTGTATAAAATGGGAATGACAGAAAAACAATTAGGACAAGCACGACCTGCAGATACAAGTAATGCAACACTTTATACAGTACCTGCAGCAACAAAGATAATTATCACATCGATAAGAGTTTGTAACACAACCGCAAGTGATGCAACTTGTAGAATATTTTTAACTCCTACTGGTGGAACTGCAGACCAATCAACAGCAATATATTATGATTATAATGTTCCTGCAAATAGTACACTTTCTGATGATGGAAAACATATTCTTGATGCTGAAAACGATACTATTGTTATAAGGAGTGGGACAGCAAGTGCGTTAACTTTTACAGCAAGCGGAGTGGAAGTGGTATAAAATGATTGAAAGAAAAATAGATACTGATACAATTATAGTTGGTAGAGAGATTAAAATAAGTGACTTAGAAACTCGTAAAGTAGATTTGGAAGCTAATCAAATAGCAACTCAGGTTGACCGAGATGAATATGATGCTTTAACTGATAATATGAAAGAGAAGCATATGTTGCCCATTGATTTTACAGAAGAGATAGAAGTAGTCACCACAAGAATAACAAAATACAAAGACGCTAAAGTTGGCGAAATAAAAGAACCAATAGAAGTTCCAAAGTTTGAGGCAATTAATAAATGACTATAACTTATGACAACAATTTGAATGTGGCAAGAATGTCTTATCACGATGAATCAGCAGGAACAGATGCATTAAGGACTGCTCCATATGCTACTGCAGACTTCTTTGATGATAATGCTACAGTAGAGGATGCTATATACTTTCACATTTATAGTCCATGTGTCCCTTATCATAATCTTTATCTTAATGTAGGAACTCAATTAGTTGCAGATTCTATTACAGTTGTTTGGGAATATCCAAAGGAAGGAGTATGGACTGCTATTCCAAGTGTTACAGATAATACAAATGGATTTCAAAACGCAGGAGCAAACTCAGTTTTATTTGCAGTGCCTGAAGATATGAGTCATTCATCTAGTTCATTTTATGCAAGTAATTTTCCAACTACAGAAGACGACCTTATGATAAGATGTAGGATTACAGCAGTTACAAATATATCAGAAGGTGGAGCAAATCAAACAACTACACCTTATGTAAGTGACCATACTATAACTGCTACAAGTGAGGCTTCTTTAACAATGACTGATATTTATGATGCAGATGTTGCTGGAAGTTGGGGTGTAGTTACTAAAGCAGGAGTTAATCAATATTTTGTAAATTGTAGTTTGAAATTAAATGCAAGCGATTTAACATCTGTTAAAGAACAAGTAGAATTAGGTTCTGATAAATATAGATGTGGTATTATTACGAACAGTACTTCTTCTGTGACATTTGGAGCTAAGAACTCAGAAGGTTATGGGTATAATGGTTGTGGAGTTAAATATTGGACTAAATATTCAAGAGGAACATCTCTTTATAATCTATCTTTATATGGGAGTGTATTCTGGAAAGACTTAGGAGCCTGGACATCTCC